AATGTAACACTTGATGCATCTGCGACTGGTATCAACTCTGCACCAAATGTTTTATATGTAGCAAAAGATGGTAACGATTCTAATAATGGAACATCTATTGATAATGCATTTCTAACTATTAAAGCAGCAGTTGGCATTGCAACATCAGAGACAACTATAAAAGTTTTATCAGGTAATTATGTGGAGAATAATCCAATAACATTACCAGCATTTTGTGCTGTAGTTGGTGATGATTTAAGAACTGTTAAAGTTCTTCCTAATAATGCAACATCAGATTTATTTCATGTTAATAAGGGAACTAAACTTGCTAATATGACATTTAGTGGTCATCTTGCACCAGCTGCTGCTGTTGCGTTCCCAACTGCTGGTGCGACAAATGTTGGTGGTGGTAAATGGAAAGGACCATATGTTCAAAACTGTACTAGTGATACCACCACAGGAACTGGTATTAGAATTGATGGTGATCTAGCAGTAAAAACAAAATCGATGAACGTTGATGCTTTTACACAATATAATCAGGGTGGTGTGGGTGTTGCAGTAACAAATGAAGGATATGCACAATTAGTTTCAGTATTCACTATTTGTTGTGATCAAGCAATAACTGCACATAAAGGTGGCCAGGCAGATGTGGCAAATAGTAATTGTAGTTTTGGTACACTAGGATTAGTTGCTGATGGTATTGGTAGTCAACAATTTATAGGAACAGTTACTACTGAAGCAGAGGCTGCACAAGATAATATTATTGTTGATATAGGTGCAGAGGATACAAGACCTTATGATGGTCAAGTTGTTTTCTTCGATAGACTTTATCAATCAGTTGAAACAATAACTGTTGGAACTGGAGGAACTGGATATACTTCAACACCTTCAGTAACTATTGATGCTCCTGCTGGACCTAATGGAGAGACTGCAACTGCATTTGCTACTTTGGAAGGAGATAGTGTTACATCTATTACTATTATTAATAATGGAAGTCAATATGAATCAACACCTGAGATAGTTATTTCTGGACCAGATGTAGGAGTAAACACAGCAACTGCTACTATTGGAATGAATCCAACTTACTACACAATAAATAGTTCAACCCCAGTATCGTCTGGGATTACCACGTTAACTCTTGCTGAGAATTTAATCAATACAGTGGGTGTTGGTTCAACTGCATTTTTCTTCCAACAAAGTAAAATAGTTGCTAGTTCTCATACATTTGAATATATTGGATCGGGTAATACAATCACAGTAGCAACTCCAAAAAGAGGTGGAGTAACAATTCAGGCAAATGAAGTTGTGACTACAAATGGTGGAAATGTAGTTTACACAAGCACCGATCAGTCGGGTAATTTTAGAATAGGTGATGAACTTCAAATTAACCAAACAACTGGTACAATTAGTGGAAGATCATTTAGTAAAAGTCTATTCTCAGAAATGACACCATTTATCCTAGCACTAAGTTAAAATGGCACAATTAGCACTTAATAGATTTAAAACAAAAACTGCTACACTCACAACAAGTAGCGCAACGATATATACTGCACCTACAGGATATACTGGAATTATTTTATATGCACATGTAACAAATTTTGCATCCTCCGCAACTACACTTACTGTTTCTCATGTAAGAAGTGGAACAACTAATGAAATAATTAAAGGAGCGAGTGTCCCTGTTGCTGATGCATATATTCCTTTAGATGGTAAATTAGTATTGGAAACAAATGATTCTATCGTGGCAGAAGCAGGTGCAAATACGACCTTAAAAATTCTTCTTTCAGTATTGGAGACAGCAAATGCCTAGACTTCTTAGCAATGTTAATAGCACAGGAGCGGTCGGTATTTCCAGTGATGGAACCAGTCTTGGTAACATGAAGACTTTAAATTATGAAAGTAATAGAGTTCAATTTGATTCTAATGCAGGTGTTGCGACTGTTATGACTGACCCTCTAACTGTCATAGGACTATAAATAAATATACAGAGACCGTTTTTTTAATGAAAAAGTGTCCTCCAGGTGAATACTATTGCAATCAAGACAAGAAATGTAAACCCATTCCTCGTGGTTATCATACCATGCGTAGTGGTTTCTTAGTCAGAGATGACGAGAAAAAGAAAAATGGTAATGGAAAAAATGGAAATGGTAATGGCAACGGTAATGGTAATGGAAATGGTAATGGCAACGGTAATGGAAATGGTAACGGATCTGGTGGTAATGGCAACGGTGGAAACGGTGGTGGAGTCAGTGAAGCCATCCGTCTTGCACCTAGAACAGGCAATTTAATATCTGTTAATTTGGCATGGAGAGGAAGTAATTACAATCTTAAAATGTTCTTCCCCCATGTAAAAACCCCTTCACGTAGAGAAGTACAGGATCAAGTGAGAAAAGTGTATCCTAATGCTAAACTCTATAATTACAAAGTCGCAGACTATGACCCAGGAGAACCGATCCTCATTGGAGGAGAAAAAAACTAAAGAGTTGCAAAAGAGAGTAGAGAACTTAGAAAAAATATTAGAACTACAAAGAAAAACTATTGAGCACGATCAAAAATTTGGTAAATATGAAATGATGTAATTATGGATGACATTTATTTAGGTAATCCCAATCTAAAAAAAGCAAATGTTGCTCAAGAGTTTTCTCAAGAGCAAATTCTTGAATTTATGAAATGTGCAGCAGATCCTGTATATTTTGCAAATACCTATATGAAGATTGTTTCTCTTGATGAGGGACTTGTTCAATTTAAACCTTATGATTTTCAAGAGAAGTTAATTAAAAACTTCCATGAGAATAGATTTAATATTTGTAAAATGCCTCGACAGACTGGTAAGTCCACCACATCTGTATCTTATCTTTTACATTATATTGTTTTTAATGATAGTGTAAATGTTGGTATTCTTGCGAACAAAGCAGCAACTGCCAGAGACTTGTTGGGTAGATTACAGACTGCTTATGAAAACTTACCTAAGTGGATGCAACAAGGGATCATAGCATGGAATAAAGGATCATTAGAGTTAGAGAATGGATCAAAGATATTAGCAGCATCTACATCTGCTAGTGCAGTTCGTGGTATGTCATTTAACATATTGTTCCTTGACGAGTTTGCATTCGTTCCTAATCATATTGCAGAAGCATTCTTTAGTTCTGTTTATCCTACTATTACTTCTGGTAAAACAACTAAAGTTATAATGGTTTCTACTCCTCATGGTATGAACCATTTCTATAGGTATTGGCATGATGCAGAGAAGGGTAAAAATGATTATGTTCCAACCGATGTTCACTGGTCTCAAGTACCTGGCAGGGATGAGGAGTGGAGAAGACAGACTATTGCAAACACATCTGAACAACAATTTAAGATTGAGTTTGAGTGTGAGTTTTTAGGATCAGTTGATACTCTTATTGCACCATCCAAACTAAGGTCATTTGTTTATGAAGCACCCATAATAAGAAAAGCAGGATATGATTGTTATGAGCAACCAATAAAGGATCATAATTATGTAATGACTGTTGATGTGGCAAGAGGTGTTAGTGAAGACTATTCTGCATTTGTTGTTGTAGACATCACAGAGTTTCCTCATAAAGTTGTAGGAAAGTATAGAAATAATGAAATTAAACCCATGCTATTTCCTAACGTGATATGGGAGGTGGCAAAAAATTATAATGATGCCTTTATCATGTGTGAGGTAAATGATATTGGTGATCAAGTAGCATCTATCCTAAACTTTGATCTTGAATATGATAATCTTCTTATGTGTTCTATGAGAGGTAGAGCAGGTCAAGTTGTGGGTCAAGGGTTCTCTGGTAAGAAAACTCAACTTGGAGTTAAGATGTCAAAGACAGTCAAGAAGATTGGTTCTCTTAACTTAAAAACTCTTATTGAAGCGGATAAATTAATATTCAAAGACTATGAAATTATATCTGAACTGACAACCTTTATTCAGAAGAGTAACTCATTTGAGGCAGAAGAGGGTTGTAATGATGATCTTGCTATGTGTTTGGTTATATTTGGTTGGTTAGTACAAACAGACTATTTCAAAGAACTTACAGATCAAGATGTAAGAAAGAGATTATATGAAGAACAAAAAAATCAATTGGAACAAGACATGGCTCCATTTGGTTTTATCGTAGATGGAATGGATGAAGATCAATTTGTTGATACTGAGGGTGATCGATGGTTTATAGATAATGGGTCAACAGATACATCTTCTCCTTCTTGGAATACTGATGAGTATGGTGACAGATCTTATATGTGGGATTATCGGTAATGGAATTTGACAAGCAACTTAAATTAGGACATTTGTTGCTTGTTGATAGAAAATGTAGAACCTGTGGTGAAGAAAAAAATTTGATAGATGGTTTCTATAGAACTAGAAAAAGTAGAGGAGCAGTTCCATCATCTTACTCATATGAATGTAAGATATGCACGATAAGAAGAATTATAGATAGGAGAAAAAAGAAACCATTTAGTGATTGGGCATATCCAGATTGGTAATGTTCACTCCCAGTTTCCCCGCTGAAAATAACCTTTTTGATAAATATTTTCAGATAAACTGAGACTCGGAGAAAGACAACATGGCCACTCCTCAATTATCTCCTGGAGTACTGGTAAGGGAGGTTGATTTAACAGTAGGAAGAGCTGATAATGTATTAGATAATATAGGTGCAATTGCTGGACCTTTTGAAATTGGACCTGTAGATGAACCAATTGACATAACCACTGAAGAAGATTTGGTTAATACCTTTGGTAAACCAATCGGAACAGATGCACAATATGAATACTGGATGACAGCATCTTCATTCCTTTCATATGGTGGTGTTCTTAAAGTAGTTAGGACTGCTGGTGGCAATCTTAATAACGCAAACGCAGGTGTTGGAGTTGCATCAACAGCAGCACTTCAAATTTTCAACTATGATGATTATCTAAACAATCATCAAAGTGATGCAACATTTACATACGCTTCAAAAAATCCAGGAACTTGGGCAAACACACTTAAAGTTTGTTCGATTGACGATTTTGCAGATCAAAGAATTGGTATTAGCACTAATAACTTAGCACTTGCTGGTGCTACTGTTGGATTTGCTGTTACTGCTAATATAGATGGAGCAATAATTCCAGGAATCGGAACAACAGGTGGATTCACTGGATTCCTCAAAGCGATTATTACTGGTGTAAGCACAGACTCAACGAATTCTAATTCTACAATTGATGTTAAGATCACTGATAGAATGTCCGTGATTGGTGGTATAACATCTTACTTCCCAATTGATTATGCAGAGGGAAATAGCATCGCAGCATTTACCTCATCATCATCAATTCAGTTCTTGAATAATTCTGGTGTTACAACTGGACACTCTGCTAATGCAGCATATACTCCAGCTTCAGTTGTTGACTGGTATGATCAACAAACCTTAGATCTTAAGAATGCAACAACGTTCTGGAAATCTTTAGCACCTAGACCAACCACTAGCAATTTTGTTAAGACAAGAAAAGGAAAAAATGATGGTATTCATGTTGTAGTTGTTGATGATGAAGGTAGAATAACTGGAATAAAAGGAAATATTATTGAAACCCATCTAAACCTTTCTAAGGCAAATGATGCAGTTTCTGCGGTTAATGCTCCACAGAAAGTATACTATAAAGATTACCTTGCAGATTTCTCTCAGAACATCTACGCAGGTATTAACCCATCTAATGCTAAGGATACTAACTGGGGAACTACTCCTCGTGCATCTGGATTCTCTACATCATGTACTCCTATTACAACTGGAGATGGTTTATGGAGTCAGGACGCACAGGGTATTACATTCAGTGTTCTAGGTAATATTTCATACGAACTATCTGGTGGTCAAGATTATGGTGCAATTCCTGCTGGAGAAAAGAAAGGTGGTATGAAGGCCACACTAGCAGATTTGATGACATCTTACAGATTGTTTAGCAATAAAGATGAGATTCAAGTTGACTACCTAATAATGGGTCCAGGTTGTGAAACAGAATCTGATTCACAAGCAAAAGCAAATCAGTTGCTTTCACTTGCTGGACAGAGAGCAGATTGTATGGCAACAATCAGTCCACATAGGGCAAATGTTGTTAACATTACTAATACTGAAGATCAAACCACTAATGTGATTAATTTCTTCAGTCCACTTTCCTCTTCATCTTATGGTGTATTTGATAGTGGATACAAGTATATGTTTGATAGATTTAATAATGCATTCCGTTATGTTCCTTGTAACGGAGACGTTGCTGGTCTAATGACTCGCACAAATATAGTTGCTTATCCTTGGTTCTCTCCTGCAGGTCAGCAACGTGGTGTTATTAATAATGCAATTAAACTTGCTTATAACCCATCTAAAGCACAGAGAGATAAATTATATCCAAATAGAATTAACTCCTTTATTACCACACCTGGTATTGGAACACTTCTATTCGGTGATAAAACTGCTCTTGGATTTGCATCAGCATTTGATCGCATTAACGTTCGCAGATTGTTCCTTACAATTGAGCAAGCACTTGAAAGAGCAGCACAGGCTCAACTTTTTGAACTCAACGATGAGTTAACGAGAGCAAACTTCCGCAATATTGTGGAACCATTCTTACGTGATGTTCAGGCAAAGAGAGGATTATTTGGATTCCTTGTTGTTTGTGACACTACAAACAATACACCTGATGTTATTGATAATAATGAGTTCAGAGCAGACATCTTCCTGAAGCCTGCGAAGTCCATCAACTACATCACCCTAACCTTCGTTGCTACACGTACTGGTGTTAGTTTTGAAGAAGTAGCAGGTCGAGTTTAATTTCATAATCTAAATAACAACAGGAGGATTTAATCAATGGCTACAACAAGACCAAACAGAAATATATCAACATTCAAATCGAAACTGATAGGTGGTGGTGCAAGACCCAATCTGTTTGAGGTAGAGTTAACCACTCTACCTGATGGGGTTGAGGGATGGGATGCTGATACATTCCAATTCTTATGTAAAGCAACAAATTTACCTGCTCAAAACATAGCAAACATCGACATTCCATTTAGAGGTCGTATTTTTAAAGTTGCTGGAGACAGGACAATTGATAACTGGAACGTAACAGTTATTAATGATGAAGACTTTAGACTTAGAACTGCGTTTGAAAATTGGACTCAACAAATTGCAGATCTAGATACTAATCTAGGAGCAACTGATCCAAATGCTTATATGACTAATGCTAAGGTATTTCAACTTGGTAGAGGATCTGTTAAGTCTAGTCAAGATAGTACTGGAGATGCAAATGTCGTACTAAAAGAGTATGAATTTATTGATATATTCCCAATAAACGTATCAAGTATTGACTTATCTTACGATACAGGTGATACTATAGAAGAGTTTACCGTAGAATTTGCAGTTCAGTCTCTTAATTTGGCTGGAGCAGGGTCTCCTAACGGTTAATAAATAGTTAAAAGTTAGAATAAATTATGGCTAAGTTATTTGGGTTCTCGATAGAGGACACTGAACCACTATCACCCGATGCAGTCTCTCCCGTTCCCCCTAATCAGGAGGACGGGAATGACTACTATATGAGTAGTGGTTTTTTTGGGCAATATGTTGATATAGAAGGTGTTTATAGAACCGAATTTGATTTAATTAAAAGATATAGAGAGATGGCACTCCATCCTGAAGCGGATAGTGCAATTGAAGATATTGTAAATGAGGCACTAGTTTCTGATAGTAATGATCAACCAGTTCAGATAAATTTAGATCACTTAAATGCTAGTGATGGTATAAAGAAGAAGGTTAGAGAAAATTTTAAGTTTATATTAGATTTATTGGATTTTGATAAAAAAGCACATGAAATTTATAGAAATTGGTATGTAGATGGTAGACTTTTTTATCATAAAATTATTGATCTAAAAAATCCAGAAGCAGGTATACAAGAGTTGCGTTATATTGACGCAATGAAAATAAGATATGTAAGACAGCAGAAGAAAAAGAAAGGTGATGAATTTCCAAAAGGAGGTATAACTGGATTAAATACTGGTAATCCTATGGATTATGAGTTTCCTGAATTAGAAGAATACTTTGTATATACTCCAAGACAAAGTTATCCAGTCAATAGTCCAGCTGCTTTGGGTGGAAAGGGTGCAGTTAAGATTGCAAAAGATTCAATTACATATTGCACATCAGGATTAGTAGATAGGAACAAGGGATCAACATTATCATATTTACATAAAGCAATCAAATCACTCAATCAATTGCGTATGATTGAGGATAGTTTAGTTATATATAGATTATCCCGTGCTCCAGAGCGTAGGATTTTTTACATAGATGTTGGAAATTTACCGAAGGTCAAGGCAGAGCAATATCTTCGTGACGTAATGATGAGATATCGGAACAAACTTGTCTACAACGCTGACACAGGAGAGATCCGAGATGACAAGAAGTACATGTCAATGCTTGAAGATTTCTGGTTACCTAGAAGGGAAGGAGGTCGTGGAACTGAAATTTCTACTCTTCC